GAGGTCGACGTTTAGGAACACTTTCCGGTCTAAAACCTCTCTGTATGAAGGCAGAAATCGGGAGACGATAAAAGATAGCGCCGTTCTCCATAATTGCATGGAATAAGATACTGCGACCTGTAATAGCGCTAAGGCCAAAGATAACACAGTCTTCAACTTCTCCGTGATGTTTTTTAAGATCATATAAATACTCCTTTTTTATTTGTGCGTATTGTACAGGAATGTTTGCATTTAAGTAAGCCATAATTTATCATTTTATTTCACCCCAATTAGGGCCAGATTCATAGTCTACCTTATTAGGTATTTGTAAGTCAACTGCATGTTCCATAACAGTTTTAATTTTATCAGCCTTTTCATCTGATTCAACAGATATATCAAGCTCATCATGAATTTGTATATGTGGTATAATACCTTCTTTATATAACTCTAACATAGCTTTCTTTGTCATGTCAGCTGCTGATCCTTGTATTAATTTATTTAATGCTTTGTAAGTAAAAGCTCTACGACTATCATTTTCATGCCAATAGTTTTTTTGTTTGTTGCCATCTTTGTTAATAATAAATTCACCTTCTTCATCTTTCATATGAGGACCCATTGCTTGTAATTCTAACATTCTTTCATGATCTTGAGGTGGTATATACTTACCCCAATCATTACCTTTTAATACAGGTTCGTATTTAGGAAATCTACATTTTCTGTTTAGAATGGTTTTAATCTTTCCATTACGTTGAGCTGCAGTCATAAGTTTGTTTGTTAGTTGTTTTACAAATGGAACTTTACTGTGATAAATATCAAATAATTCTTTAGCCTTATCTTTACTTACACCTAACTCTGCTTCAAGTTTTGCTTTACCCATTCCATAAAACAAACCTAAGTTAATTACTTTAGCTTGACCTCTTGGAATCTTAGCCATATCTGCTACCAACTGGTGAAAGTCAGCATTAGGATTATGATCATATGAATCTGCAATCTCATTTACAGATGCAAGTTTGAATCTTAATGCATACTCTGTAACTAATCTCGGTTCTTGTTGTGAGTAGTCAAACGTACCCCACTTACAACCCTCTTCAGGTATAAATAATGATCTTATTAATGGACCTGTCTCAGGATCTTTTGCGGGTATCTGTTGTAGATTAGGATTAGAATAACTAAATCTACCTGTAACTGTACCTCCATCATCAGATCTAATTTGATTTATTTCTGCATGTATTCTACCATTATGTTCATGTCTTAATATTGTATCTATAAAAGTTGTATTGACCTTGTTTATTTTTCTAGCTTCTGCTATCATCTTGATTGTAGGATGTTCATGCATAGAGAGGAAATTTTTAGTAAATGAAGGCGCACCTGTTTTTTCAGTTTTGTCAAAAGGTAAATTTAATTTTTCAAAAACTTTTTGGATACTTCTTGCGGCCCATATCTGAGTTTCTATTCCTGTGTCTATTTTTATCTGGTGTATCAATCGTTCTTCTTTTCTGGTTAATTCTTTTTTTAATTGATTGGCCTTTGTCACGTCTACCCGCACCCCTAGGTAACGCATATCGACCAAACAAGGAAAAAGATCAGTCTCTAAATTAAATATCTGTTGACAATCTTCTTCTACTAATAATTTTTTCATGTGTTGCCAAAGTTTAAAAGTTAACTCAGCATCTTTTTCAGCATAAGCTCCTACCTCACTTGCAGGTAATCTCCACATGTCAGCTTTTGGATCTAGTCCTCTTGACTTTGCAGCTTCATTCAAAGCTCTTTCATTTTTACCTTCACCTAAATAAAACCATGACAAAGCATTAAGTGTATATGCAAATCTATTTTCATCTAAAACAGAACAGGCAATCATAGTATCTACGATTAAACCATTGATTTTTATACCTAAATTACGTATCCAACATACATCATACATTGCATTATGAAATATTTTTGTAGCTGGACATTCACAAATATCTTTAAACCATTCTAAAGTTTTCTTTCTGTCCATGTTAGGAGCTTCACCATGAGCAATTGGAAAATACCATTTGTCATTATATGTAGCAACCGCAATACCAACTACTTCACCATTACCTGTAACTGCACCAGAGCCTTTAGATTTTAAATCAGGATCACGTGTTTCTAAGTCAATTGCAATCTCATCATAATCTCTTAGATCAGGATATTCAGTGGGCATTACCCATTCGGTCTGTGTTAAGTATTTAGGTATTTTCATTTTTGTAATACGTATCTCTTTTCTACTATCTTATTTAATTTATTTTTATTACTAAATGCATACAAGGCTGCATCATAAGTGTGTGGAAATATTTCCCAATCAACCAGACTACCATAAATTTCTAAACGAAACTTATGTTTGTTCACTGTAATATTTTTAGCTTTAAAATTTCTATTAGGCATTACTTTTTCTTTTTCATATCATTTATTTTTAACATCTCTAATTGACAATAATGTACAATCTTTTTAAGATCTTCAATACCACCTTTTCTCTGATAACGACAAACGTACTTCACAACGTTGCCCTGAAAAAATGATAAATCATTTTTTGAAATAAATTCATATGGTTGAATAGGAAACTTTGTGTAGTGATTCCCGCCTACCTGAGTGTATTGTGGAAATGATTCTTTAAATATATCTTCAGTTGTCATAGTTGATACTCCTTTAATATTTTTTTTGCTTTCAGTTTATATAAGTTATTTCTTGCTCTTGTGATACCCACGTACCACACTCTATTCTCCTCATCTTGTTTGTCAACACTTAGGCGAATACTTTTTTGTACTTTACTTCCTTGGTGTAAAGATAGTATTACATTATCTTCCTCACCACCTTTCGCTGCATGAATTGTAGATAACCACACCCTTGCATTTTCAGAAAGTTTTTCACCTGCAGAAATTATATTTCGCATATAAAGTATTTCTTTCTGATCACCAACGAAAATATCATACCAATTTTTTTCAGGATTCCAATTCCCATTGGGAATAAAATCTCTAACATCATTAATCTCTTTGTCTTCAAGACTACCTTCACGTATCCATTTAGTATAAGCCATCGCTGCATTATACATACCAACATTAAAACTTTTACCTTTGTTAGTTTGAAAATAAATATTTTTAGATTTTAATTCTTTTGCAATATCTAATAAATTACTTTTAGTTCTTGTAAGAATTAACCATTTACCTTTAGTTAAATCTATTTGTCCTAAATTATTTATATGTTGTGCATAACCTTCTTCATCTCTAGGTAAATATTCTTTTTGTTTCCTGATGCCTGATATACGATCCACTGCTATTTGAGCTTGTTGTTGTACAGCCTTAGATACTCTTCTTGAATATCTTAAAACTTTTTCATTAGCAGGTTCATTTATAAATCTATTTACATCAGCACCAGCCCAGGCAAAGATAGCTTGGTCATCATCACCAGCTAAATACATATCATCACAATGTTCTTTTAATTTATCATATAGTTTCCATTGTAATGGAGATAAGTCCTGTGCTTCATCAATAAAAATAGCTTTAAATTTAGGTATTTTATTAGACTCAATAGCTTGAGTAATTAAATCATTAAAGTCTAGTAAATGATTTTTCTTTTTATATTCCTGTAAATTTAAATCAATATGCTTGAGTGTCGGCCAATATATATCTTTTCTATCATGTTCATTTAGATCATATTCATCTCTTATATTTATGTTTTTATTTATAGCCCTTTGTATCATTTGAAAATAAGGATTATTACAAGTTAAAAAATGTGTCTCTTCTTCATTGTATTTATCTGTAAAACTAACTCTTACATTTAACATCTTACCTAAATCTTCATAGTGATGTGGTTGAATAATATCTTCTTCAGTTTTATTTAATAAATGAAAACAAAATGCATGAAGTGTTTGAAAGTATGGAGCCTGCTTTTCATCAGTGTCAATTCTTTTTCTAGCTTCACCTGCAGCTTTTTTTGTAAAAGCAAAATAACCTATTTTATGATAAGGTGTTCCTGTTCTAACATAAGCATTGACTCTACGAATTAACCTAAATGTTTTACCTGTACCAGGTGGTCCGTATATTTTAATTGTCTTTTTCATCAGCCTTTTTAAATGTATCTATTAAAGATCCTTTGTATCCATAGTTACCATGATGAGTTGTTACACCATCTAC